AGGTTTACCCGTCCCGTCGTAGCTGGAAGCGATTCAATGATACCGTGGATGCCGTTGGCGTGTTCGGTGAGGATGGCGATCGTGATCTCCTCTTCAACCTCGCGACTGCCTTCGTCGGCTTTGAGGCCGCCGTCGCTCTCCGTGACTTCGTTGAGAAGTACGAGTGGCAGGTGACCGTTGAGGACATCCTTGACGCTGGCGATCTCTCCAAGACCGTCCAGTGGGGCATCAATGACCACTCGGCTATGATCGAGAAGTTTGAGGCTGCGGAGGTCTTCAAGGCCACGCTGACCGAGGAGCAGATCGCTAACCTCGCCGCCTACTTCGTGAGCCTGCCTTCTGAGGTCGCCATGAAGCTCTGGACCGTCCTGGGCGACACCGATAACATTGATAATGTTGTCGCGCTTCACAAGGCTGAGACTGCCGATGGCAAGCGTGTGAGTGACCACCTTGTGGAGATCCTTGGCGGCGCACAGTAATGTGCTCGCTTAGGGTCGGTGATCTCGTGTGTCTGCACGAGCCTCGCCCCGAGAAGTGGCGCGACAAGCACCACGGGGCGGGCATCGTCACACAGGTGGAGCTATTCGCTGAAGGCGACAAGTACCCGCATGTGACGGTAAAGTGGCTCAAGTCTGACGAGTCCTATCGTTTCCTGCCCCACGACCTCAAGGTGCTCCATGAGGCCTGAGTTAAAGATAGGCGATCTGATCGTCTCTCGCGACACCGGCAAGCCTGGGTTAATCATGGGGATGCGCGAGGGCAGAAAGAACGAATACGGCAGCACCAGCCGAAAGCGTAAGGTATACCGCGTCTTTGACAGTGGGCGCGAATACTGGCTCCACGACATCGAGGTCCGAGCCAAGTTTATCATCAACCCGTGACATTTGATTACATCATTTCTATTGACCTTTGCCCTCGCAGGGTGTATATTTACAGGGTAGCCAGGAGTTTACTATGTCCGATCAGCCTTTCAACTTGAACTTGCACGCCGCTCGCCTTCTTATGCGCGAGCCCTTCTTCGCTGCGCTCTCGCGCCGCATTGACAAGACCCCGACAACTGCGGTTCCGACTGCGGGTGTCCGTGTCAATCCTGACCGCGCCCAGTTTGAGCTTCTTTATAATCCCGAGTTCATGGGCCAGTTGAGCGATGAGCACAAACTTGGCGTACTCATGCACGAGTTCTACCATATTATTTTTGAGCACGTGACCGGTCGCAAGCCTTCCGATGGCCTCAAGCGCATCGATAATATCGCGATGGACCTCGCTATCAACGGTCTGCCCGAAATGAAGGGCAAGCTGCCCTGCGAGTCCAATCCTGGCCCGATGATGCCGAATGGTGAGCCTATGCAGGGCTGTCTGCCCGGTGAGGGTCCGTTCGTTGATCTTCCCGCTGGCAAGACCTACGAGTGGTATCTTCAGGCTCTCAAGGATATGCAAGATGAGCAGGGTGAAGGCGACGAAGGCGAGGGCGAAGGTCAAGGCAACGGTCAAGGCGATGGCTCTGGTCAGCAAGGTCAAGGTTCTGGCGACCCGTTCGGTGGCGCGGATAGCTTCGACTCACACGAAGAGTTCGGTGAGGGCGAGAGCACCACCACCGAGATCGCGAAGGAGCGACTCAAGGACTCGATCAAGAAGGCAGCGGAGGAGGCCGAGAAGTCCCGCAACTGGGGCTCTGTGTCCTCTCAGATGCGTCAGGACATCCTTGAGCGCATCCAGACTAAGATCGACTGGCGCAAGGTGCTCCGCTACTTCGTGAAGACCTCACAGCGCAGCGACAAGCGTTCGACGCCTCGACGCCTTAACAAGCGTTTCCCCAAGGTCCACCCTGGCAAGCGTGTGCGCCGTCACGCCAAGATCGCTATCAGCATCGACCAGAGCGGATCGGTCGATGACCGTATGCTCTCGATGTTCTTCTCCGAGCTTAACAAGCTGGCAGAGATCGCAGAGTTCACGGTGATCCCGTTCGACTCCGAGGTTGGAGAGGATAAGATTTATGTATGGAAGAAAGGCCAGTCTCGGAAGACCGAGCGTGTGATGTGCGGAGGTACGTGCTTCAACGCACCGACCAAGTATGTCAACGCTCACGGGTTCGATGGCCACATCATCCTGACAGACCTGATGGCTCCCAAGCCGATCGCGTCCAAGTGCCAACGCATGTGGATGACGACGAAGGCATACGCAGCCCGCCCCTACTTTCAAACCAACGAGCGCGTTATCGCGGTAGACTGAGGATAGACATGAAGTATTATATCAGCAAAACACACATCGACGTAGACGCCTCTGGGCGGCTCTCAGGCTACGAGACGGTGCTCACCCGTCCCGACACGCTCAAAGCCGCTACAGAGGCTCTCAGGCGCTATAAAGCCATAGGAATCACGTCCATCCACCTGTGCGAGCATCCCAAGAACTCGCGGAGGTACGGTAAACTTGATCGAGAGGCAGGCAGGCGCCGAGGTAAGGCGCGAAAGCTGACCCTTGCCGATGTCGCTGCGGATCTCGCAGAGCTTGAGAAAGAGAGTGACAAATCGTGACATCTTTTCTATTGATCTTTGCTCTCGCATCGTGTATACTTCTCAAGTAACTCGGAGGTTATCTATGGCTCGCTCTACTTATGGAACCCGTCTTGAGGCGCTGATCGCGAACCCCGCGATCTCACAGCGCGACAAGGCATTCGCTGAATCCTTGCACAGCTTCTACACGTCCAAGCGTCGGTTGACCGCTGGGCGTGCTCGCTGCGTTAAGCAGCTTGAGGACCGCTACAGCCCCGAGAAGCTCGCCGCAGCTATGGAGAAGGGTGCGGCTATGCTGGAGCGGCTCAATGCCGTCTGCGAGCGTACAGAGCCCAAGTCTTGGGGTCGCGGGTTCATCAACTCCCTCCAGGGTCAGATCATGGCTGGACGCGAGTTGTCCGAGAAGCAGATCAAGACCCTGGAGAAGATCGAGGCTGAGAACAGCGACGAGGCGATCAAGGCTCGCGACACGTGGAAGCTCGACTATCGCTATGGCACTGCTGCCGCTTGGGGCACCACACCCGCTAAAGTTGCCGAGATCGCCGCTCGCTACTACAAGGCTGCGGGCTACTTCCAGCGTCTTGTTAACTCCATCCTGAACGATGACGGTTTTGTGCCGACCATCGAGCAGTATAATAAGATCACAAAGAACAAGTTTGCGGTCAAGGTCTTGACGGCGCACTTCGCTGATCCCAAGTTCGCCCCTGGCTCGCTTGTCCAGTTCGGTGCGACTGCTCCGAGCGCCCTGCGCCGGATCAAGGTGCCCTGCGTTGTGATCACGTCCAACGGTGGGCCGATCGTCAGCGCAGCGAAGGGCGCGAAAGTTTACAGCGTGCTGCCGATGGGTAGCGCGAAAACCCTGCTCTGCGAGGAGCGACATCTCAAGAAGGCCCGAAAGGTCGGAGGTAAGAAATGATGACCCAGCAACCCGAAACACGCCCAGACACCGCTATGGAGGTCGCACAGGCCAATGCGGAGGTTATGATCGCACAACTGGCTACGTGGGCACAGATCAAGAGCGGAACCACCGAGCAGGCGACTGAGGATCTTATGCTCGTCGTCCTGGCTGGCATGAACATTCCAGCGGAGGCATAGAATGGTCGTAATGGTCCCGCCTGCACTTGCTAACTTGCCCAGTGGTCGCTATGCGGTTTCTGGGTCTACTTGGATCCGTGTGCCCGATGATACGAAGTTTGAGGATCTGGACAAGTATATGACCTATGAGCGTAAACGTCCTGAGAGCCCGTCTGCTGGCTCTGAGCGCGTCTGGGCTGTCGTGGGTAGTAAAGGCGCACACTACACGGTGAGAGCCAACCAGGGGCGTTATACTTGCACGTGTCCCGGTTTCGGCTGGCGTCACAAGTGTAAGCACATCGAGCAGGTTAAGAAAGAAAACCCGTGACAAATCGTGACAAGATTTCGCTTGCGTTAAACTTGCGCCTGTTGTATAATGGGTGAGTATCAAGGAGGTACATCTATGCTCGATCTGAATCCATCCACCGACTCCTCCGCGCTTATCGCGCAGGGGCTCCGCGCTTCCGAGCGTGATCTTCTCAGCGCCGACCGCACCGATGCGGTTAGCGCATCCTTGCGCGATCTTCGCGCTGTCGCTGCCGTGCTCGCCACGGCACATCTTCGTTCCCTTATCGCCCAGGAGGGCTAAACCATGAGAGACATTTCTACCCCCATCCTTCACGCCGACGCCTGTAACATGTTTGAGTTTGAGATCCTGCCTGGGATCAAGGAAGTCTATGAGCAGGACGGAGAACCCGATTGGCCTGCGCGTTCCGAGGCTTGGAACAACTGGACCGATTCACTTTGTAAGGACGGTCAGATTTCTGACTGGCAATATGACAACTGGAGTCAGCCGCGTTGTTGCGGTTGATCCGAGATTACATCTACAGGAGATATATATTATGAATGTTGAAACTTTGAAAGACTTCCGCTTGACAGAACAAGAGTGGCACACCCTTATGCACTGTGGCGAGTTCCACGGCGATCCTGCCGTCGTGGATGTCCTTGTGCTCGCTGGGCTTGCCTTCTGGGAGGATGAAGGATCCCGTAGTGAGGGAGACTGGGATCTGACCGATGAAGGCCGCGCTGCGTGTGATGCGATTGACCTGATCTTTGATTGGGATGAGTTCGTTTTCGCAGAAAGCTCTGAGAGCCCTTCTGACGGCGATGAGACTGTCTTCCTTAACGGTGAGCCTATCAAGCGCAGCGAAGCCCTCAAGATGGAGTCTGAGCGCCCTAAGCCGCTCTCTGTCGGCTCTCTCGTGCGTCACATCCCAACCGGTGGCGTCGGGCTCATCACGAAGCATACGATGTATGATGCGAACTGGGGCGGGTTCTATGTGGACTTCGTTAAGCCTGTTGATAACATTATCAATGGGCGCGCCGTCAACAAGTTAAGCCACATGTTCGACCGTGGCGATAAGTTTGAGAGGGTATAAAGAAATGGATAAGAGAGTTAAGTATATCGTTATCGCGATGGATGTACTATGTTGGACTACGCTGGGTTTGCTGGCTGTCCATCATTTCAACTGTCCATTGACGTTTTGATGACGAAGTTTATACAACGGTTGTTCATCGCCTTTTGCTTTGTAATGGCTTTAGACTGGTGCCTTGATGGGTTCCGGTCTTCTGTCGTTAATGAAGTTGTAACGTCAAGTACCCCGCGCTAAAGGAGTCCGAGAGTGATAAAAAAGATTATGATAGTATTAGGTATCATTATAGTATGGGAACAAAGAGATAGTATAGTTCCAGGTATAGAATCAGTTGTATCATACGTTATAACTACTGGATCCAGTTTTATGCAATCAGTTTAGTTTATAGTGTTTATATTGGTATTATTTATTAAAAGTGTTAGGAAGTGGTAATAAAGTGTTAAATAGTGTTATTTTGTGTGCGGTAGTTGTGTATTGTTTTGTGTTTTCATGCGCTTGCAGTGATAGTCTTAGTATGTATACAGACGAGATGTAAACGACATGTAAATAACATGTGTGTTACTGCGATGTTACGTGCTTGTGTAACATGTGCAATATCAACCACTTAGTTAGCCCTCGCCTTATAGCGAATGGATTTGTACGTGACACCTGCGTTCTGCGCGGCTGTCGCGTGCTGTCGCATATGTCAACAGCATTTGTATACACATGCGTTAAACTTGTTCGAGGGTTCAACCGCTGCACCGCAATAGGATCGCGAGAGTAATGTAACAATAAAATGTTTGCAATCTGTTGTGCATTATGTTATACTATATGTAAGGAGATATGCCAGTGCGTGATAGTGCAGGTGTAAACTGTGTTACAGAATGTGTACGAGACTAAACAAAAAGAATATTATAACTTGGTTAGGTTGGATGACATTTAATGCTACATTGTATGTATACGTATTAAACAACCTTAGACATGACAGAAAGAACCAATAGTGTCATTAAATGTCATGTAACATGTGTTGTCTACAATCTGTTTACAAACATTTACACCCCCTACCCCCCTCCCTCCCGGAATGTGGATCTCCGCGTGTAACGCCCACTCTCAGCGGCGCGCTAAGGCTGTTTTCGATACCGCCAATAATTTTGAGAAATTCAAAAAATGCGCCTAAAAATTTTCAGGATAATTATAGTGTGACTACCAACGAAAAACCACTTGACTTTGCAGTAGGAGATTTGGTATACTTTGTAGGGTATGAAGGACCAAGCGATAGAAATCGTATAGGTGTAGTTGTTGATATAAAAACAGGCGAGTCACATTTTCCGTTGTACGTTGTGCACTGGATTAAGGACAAATTACAGTCTACACATACTGCAGCGCATATTGATTTGTTATACACAACAGACATAATTGATAACGAGGTAAGCCCAAAATCATTACTACATTTAAAAGATAGAGTAAATGATCGTGGCGAAGGCGATTAATCAAAAAATTAACTAATTAATAAACGATGAAGATAACAAAACAATATGTAAAAGAGCTTATCCTTGAAGAGCTAACCAAGTCCGATATTAAGGATATTGTCGATGCGGCCATTGAAAAGCAACTCAAGAAAGAACTTCCAGGCGTCCTTAAGAAAGAGTTAGAAAAGGCTTTAAAGTCAAAAGAGATTAAATCAGACGTTGGGGAAGTCGCCAAAAGCGTTATTAAAAAGTTGTATAAAGATTTATCATTTCACCACCCATATATCATCGACAGAATCAAGGTGTAAATTGTTCAGCATGTTTCGTAAAGCGGAAGAAGGCGATTTTATAAAAGACCTAGGTGAGCAGAAGCGATCATTAGGACTAGTTATGAACATTGATAAAAGGACCGGCATGATGCATGTCAAGTTTCCAAAAGTTAAAAAAGTATGTTGGGTCATGTGGAAAAATTATGGACATTATAAGGTAGTATAAGATGAAGTATATTGTAGGAGCTAGCATTGGCGGGTTATTTGGAATTGGTGCCCCGTTTATGATGAACGTAAAAGATATAAATGAAAACAACGAATTTCCGAGACAAGAAGAATTCCAGCTCATGGAAGAAGGGCTATCAGCTCCTATCGAGGGAGCGCTTATCCTTCCCGATAATATGTGCGGATATATAAATTATGATTCGAAAGATCTTAAAGAGCAAGCTAAAGAGTGCTTAAGTTACTCTATCCCCGCCATTCCGGCTATTTAATATGTGGACGTCATATATTTAGAGCCCGGCGGGGTTATCATTGATCACAAAACTGGCGAGGTCGGACTGCTCTTGCGTCGATACGATATTATAGAACATATACCATTTACTCTTGACATGTCGTATGATGTTGATGGAGAAGGCCTTTGGGCCTGGGAGATCCTTTGGTCCGGAAAACAAGCCGACAAAAACAATCGTTATTTTCCCTATACCGAAACAGGGCTTCTAAATATGATTCGGGCCGGAACTTTTGAGTATATTGCATGCATAAAAAAGTAATTATAGCATGCATTATGACTTGCAAGAAAGATTAGAAAGTGTTACACTTAATGTTGGCGATATAATTATTGACACGTTTAGTGGTTATACCGGCATGCTTGTGAAACGTGAACGCCGCATTGATATGATAAATGACGATATGTATTTTTGGGAGATTAAGTGGATGACTAATGTTGAACGTGATGATTTAAAACCTAATCATGCACGAATTCGTCTAAGTGATATGCTTGAAGAAGAAGGTATAAAGCTTTCAATTGTGGTGGGAGCGATGGAATGGCACTCAATTAATGGAGGAACTTTTGAGTTATAATTGGAATGTGTATAAGTTGTTTAGTAACGGTAATCGTGCGAAAGCACCGTTTGCTGTGGTGGAAGGAGAAGATTGTGAGAGTGATGGATTTATGTTAAAAGTGAGAAAAAATTTAGAAGAAAAATTTGGCGCTAAAGCTGCGCTTACAAAATATAAAATTATGCGTGCCGACCTGCCCCAAGAGGAGCGCGCGGATGTTGAAAAGGAAAAAAATTTGGTTTTGAGAAATCGCGTGCTTTCAACAAAAATCAATGCGCTAGGGCTCGACCTTCAAAATAAAAGGACTGCCGGTGCACTAGTTATGTCTGGAGACACAAACTGGAAATGGCAATGGTGCGTGCTGCGAATGTCTTCAAATCAATTTATTGCTGCGCTGTCGCCTGAATTTGATACTGCTGAAGGCGCACAAGAGTGGATGAAAAACGAGACCGACAAATTGATAAAGTAATATGGGATATTTTTGAAGGCGATTTAGTTCAGGTCAAACGATATACTACTGACGGTAATGAGTATTATGAGAAAGGAATAGTGGTAGCTGAAAAGGGTTTTGATCAAATACTTTTATTTCCCTATGTTAATGTTTATGTTTTTAAAACAAGCACAATAGAGAAACATTTGCCCAACACTATTGAAATAATTTCTTCGAAAACTCGGGCGCCCACATAGTTAAAAATGAGGGCGACATTTTGTTACATAAGTTTTTGGAATGGTCTGCGATCATAGGAATCCCAGTAAACATTGGTTTGCTGGGATTTGGTGTATGGCACGATAGCACATACTTTCAAGTTCTTGCTTTAATAAATATTATGCTCCTTGGGGTGATTTTAATACAGAAGCAAGATAATTAAAAAGGAGCACAATTATGAAAAAATTATTAGCGTTATTATTAAGTCTTTCCGTGTCAACTACAGCAATTGCTGATACGGGTAGTGATTTTCAAACAATTTCGATTGAGAACGGCTTAGATCGAAACGAAAGACGAGTTAGAGACTCGGCTGTTAAAATTGCAGATGGATATGGTCACGGTTCGGGAGGAATAGTACAGTACTATGACATGCAACTTGTTATAACAGCACAGCATGTTGCAGACGGAAGAATTGGAAGCAATTATTACGTTATTAATGGTGCCACTATGGAACAAGCTATTTTAGTTTATGCTGACCCCGTGCATGATATTGCTGTGTTATATCTTAGAGAAGGAAATCAACTTGAAGGAAGAGGTCTACGCTACTCTCCAACATCTAACATGTCTGCAATTGGCACTGGAATAACTTATTCTGGACACCCTTCATGGCACAGTTTGATGACATATAGAGGTCATATTGCCGGAATGGAACATATTGATGGTCGAGGTCCACAGCTTATGTTAAACACGTATGGTTGGTTTGGGTGTAGTGGGTCTGTTATTTACGACACAAGTGGCGACATTATTGGTATACTATGGGGAGTTGATGTTGAACAACGTCCAGATCTTCAAGTTCAAGAAAATATGATTTGGGTATCTCCTATTCAAAATTTAGATATGTCTCTTGCTATTAGCGAATTATGTATTGCTCTTGAACAAGAACCTCGCGCATGTAGAAAATGAATAAATGGAAGCAGTTTCTCACCGAAGGTGAGTTGAAAACAGTTGGAATTGTTGCCTGTCTTAATGATAAGCAACAATTTCTTGTTATTAAGCGCTCTGATGTTGATGATCGTGCTGGCCAATGGACAATGCCGGGGGGTCATATAGACGATGAGGACTTATCAATAGAAGCCGGCGCAGCTAGGGAACTTAAAGAAGAAGCCGGCTTAATTTGTAAAATTTCTGATTTGATGTATCTTGGGGTTCCCAAACCAGATAAATACATGTTTATGACCCAAAAATGGACTGGTGACGTAAATGTAAATAAACCAAATCCAAAAACAGGCGAGGTAGAGCATGATGCCTATAAATGGCTTACAATCGAAGAGGTAAAAGACCTAGACAATAGCAAAATTCCGATCTATTTATTGGAGAAAGCTTTAAAATTAGCAGGATTTGATAAAAATGGAAGATCTTTATGAAGAAATATCTGAAAGCTTAAGAGACTGGTTTAAAAAATCTAAGTCAAAAGGTGGAAAACCGGGCTGGGTTCAAGTAGTTTCTGGAAAACCATGCGCGAGACAGCCAGGACAGAAGACTACACCTAAGTGTGTATCGTCCGCAAAACGGGCTAGCATGTCTAAAAAAGAACGCGAATCAGCACAACGAAGAAAAAGAGCGGCAGACCCTGGTCAGCCAAAAAAATCAGGTGCCGCAAAACCAACATATGTCTCAACTGACAAGAAAAAAAAGAAAAAATCAAAGAAAAATGAGGATTTGTATATGAGTTTAGATAAAATTATTGCTGAAGAGCTTGAAGCAGTGCTTGATGAGAAGAAAAAACGCAAGAAAAAGAAGAAAAAGAAGTCCGGTAAAAAGGACGCGTGCTATCACAAGGTAAAATCTCGCTATAAAGTGTGGCCGAGCGCGTATGCTTCTGGTGCTTTAGTTAAATGCCGCAAAGTTGGCGCTAAAAATTGGGGCAATTCTAAAAAAGAACATATTCAAATTATGATTGAAGATGAATTAATACAAGTTTTAGCAGAAAGAAAACAAAAGCGCGGAGGAAAAAAATGTTGGGACGGATATGTGAGAAACTATGATGTTCCAAAAGGCGCTCCAGGTTCTTGCAAGAAAAAAGGCAAAAAAAGAATTAAAGAAGAAGAAGAAAAATCTGATTTAAAATCCAAAGTAATCAAAGCTTTGCGTGATGAAGGCGGCGCAGCTGGTATGGACGCTTTGAAAAAGCACACAGAAGCTTCAAAAGAAGAAATTGATAAGGTTGTTGCTTCAGCTGATAACATAAAAGTGCACGAAGACGGCGATATTATTTTAATGGATAGCCTCGAAGAGCAGTTAATACTTAAGAAACTTGAAAATTTTTTAGAAGAAGCATTATATTACGGATTAATTGATGAAGAAGAGGAACAAGAACTTTATGAAGGCAAAAAGAAAAAAGCGTGCAAACCCTCTAAGGGTAAAAAATTCGCCAGAAGAGTAAAAGGGAGATGTGTTTCTTATGGTCAAGCGGGTAAAGCTAAAGGCGGTGGGCCAAGAATAAAACCAGGAACGGGAAAAGGCAATGCATATTGTGCTAGATCTTACGGAGACATGAAATCTCATGGAAAAGATTGTTCTGGAAAGGACAGAGGAACCCCTTTGTGTCTTTCTCGTCAAAAATGGAAGTGTTCTGGTAAGTATAGTCGCAAAGGAAAATAAATTATGAAGCTGTTAATTGAGAGTTGGCGCAAGTTTTTATCCGAAGACATTAAAATTGTTGCAAAAAAAGTAAAAAATTTAGTTTGCCCGCCTGCAACACAAGATTTAAAACTTAATACTAAAAATCGAGATTCTGCAATTCAAGCAGAGCATATTCAATACGGACCCATGAATCTTGAAGATGAGGAATATTGGGTTCGTGCCGCTAAACATTGGAAAACTGAACCTGAAGTTGCTAAAAAATCTCGTTGTGGCAACTGTGCGGCGTTTGATATTTCTCCAAGAATGAAAGAATGCATGCCTGGAGAAACTTCTGACGATGATGGCGAGCTTGGATACTGTTGGATGCATCATTTTAAGTGTCATTCCGCAAGAGCATGTTATACTTGGGCCGCTGGTGGCCCTATTTCTGATGATTCAGTGTCTGCTGATTGGCAAGAGCGTTCAAATATCGACAAGGAAGAGTAATTTATGCTGACTGACGAGCAAATTTTATTAAAAGCGACACTTTTGCTTGAAAAAATCTCAGAAAATTCTGATTTAACGACTGAAGTGTTGCTTCGAGAAATTTCTGACTCCGAAATGAAGGGTGTTGAAGCAATTTTACAAAAACTTGCGGATAATCCAAGAGGATCTTTAGCTTTTGACAACCTTTTTGGCGACAAAACACGTCTTGTAATACCATTTCCAGTAAAAGATAGAAATTCTGAGCTTGGACAGTGGGTTTATATGCTTGAGCAAGTGCTAAAAGTCGACGTTGATTGGGAAAGAGGCATGGTTTCCGTTGAAAGAGAGTGGGAAGACCACGACAAAACTGTTGATGATACAGTAAATCAAATATTTGGAGATGGGCCCCCGTCCAAAAAGCTAAAAAAGAAGCTCCAAATGAAAATTGGCAAGTATTTTGTTAAATTAGACAGTCTTATGAAGGAATATTTGCAAATAAGAAAGAAAATTGGCGATCATAAGTATAAAGATAGACCTGATGAAGGTCCAGGCGCTATTGGAGGCAAACATTTGCTTAAATATACCATTGGAGATACTGAAGATGCACTAAATGACGAAGAACTTAAAAGATATAACCAAGTTCTAAACCAATTAGAGCTATATGCTGGCAATACCTCTCACGGGCACTTACAATCGTTTGCTATGGATTATTCTGATCAAGATCAATGGAAGCAAAAAGAACAACACCGTAGAGATCAGCAAGATGCAGGTGACAGGCGCTACGGAAAACCAGTACGCACAAGAAAACCGATAGTGGTGCCTGACACAAAGTTTATTGACATGGGCACTTACTGGTTAAATAACTCAAAAACAATTAGAGAAGACGTTCCGGGTCTTGAAAATGATACATATTCTATTATTTTGACTCGACACCCTGTTGATGTTATGCGTATGTCTGATTTTGAAATGATTACGTCATGTCATACACCTCCAAGCCGCGATGGCTCAAAACAAGAGTACTATAAATGTGCTGTTGCCGAAGCACAAGGGCACGGAGCAATTGCTTATGTGGTAGAAACTGAGGATTTGCTCTCGGAAACAAACACAGGCAACATAGAAAGCGCCGAACAAGAACTTGAAGAGTATGATGAAATTTTCACTGAGCAAAACCGCTGGATGAGCGGCACTAATCTTAATTTAGATCCAGTTTCCCGAACAAGATTAAGACAGTTTAAGTTTTTTGATTGGGAAAAGTATGACGCTGGAGAAGATCAAGGCACAGAAGTAGCAGTTCCTGAAAAATATGTATATGGAATCAAAATTCCTGGACTTGTCGGTACTGTAACAAAATGGGCAAGACAAAAACAAGAAGAGGTTATTACTAATTTACCTAAATCTGATGGCAAAGTTGATTTAGATGATTTTAGAATTTATGGAGGCTCTTACGAAGACACAGCGCATTATGGAGGTCGTAAAGAATTATTAGCAAACCTTACAAATATCTCAATGAGCGATTTTACTGGACAAGTTGAACAAGATAAAGAAACAGAAGAAGAAATGCCGCCTGAGTGGGTTGGCGATGTTGAAGAAATGCTTAAGCGTGATTGCGCCAAAGTTAGAGAAAAATGGAATTCTGGAAAGTACGCTAATTGCGAGGTAGACTTTCACGTTAGAGATGATTCAGGCGAAGGCGATTATGTTATTTACCCAGAAGGCAAAATAATGCTTACTTGGGAGCTTGATGAATGGAAACAGCTTCCAAACGTGTCCGAAGGTAGGCTTATTGCAGATTATTTAAACGAACAATATTACAACCAAGACATGGGCGCTATTGTTCCGCTATTTGAAGAAGATAAAGGAGCAATCTATAGAGGCGGCCCAGAAGATAATGAAGTTATTATTTGGCGTTGTGAGTTTAACACCAGATTTGTTCCTGGACTGGAAAACCAACCTGTAGTCTATGACGCTGACGGCTATGAGAATTATTGTAAAGGCGTTGATGCGCTGGATGATGACCGAGATAAATTTCAAGCGCTTGTAGAACAATACGCCAAAGAAAATGGTTATTTTGAAGGGCACGCTTATATGAGCTTGGTTCAAAAACTTGAGAATGGTTTAAACGATGATACTTATGAGTGGGATGTTGAATGGGACGGAGAACACTATACTGACTCTTACGAAGCGTGGGCTTCTATTTCTTATGATTTTGATCCAGAACAATTAGGTATTGAAACAAGAATTTTGTTTGATCTCGTTGATCGACGAGAGTTTGCGCTTCGTCTTAGGGGATACTTAACTGCGCAGGCTAGAGAAGAAACAGGCGGCGAATATTGGCTCTCTATTCGCAATAGAAGCGCGGTAGATTCCGGGGGTGACGTTCGCTATAGTATAACTTTTAAAGTAGACGCAGACACCCCTGACAAGCTTGTAGAGCAATTTTATGAATTAGTCACTGGCGACATGGATGACGAGGACGAAATTGCTGCAGCATTTATGGGTGCTTTACGAGAAGAAGCAGCAAAAAATAACATTAATGTTGGGCAACCTCCTGCTGAAAAACAACGCAACTTTGATGATCTTAAAGATCTCGGAGAAGTATGGAAAAGATTTATATGAAACTCTTAATGGAAAATTGGCGGAAGTATTTGAATGAAGAAGAAGTCGCGGATGTTGATCAAGAAGACAGATATCTTTTTTATGAATGGCTTACTAATGAAATAAAAAATGAGCCTTTTAAAAATTGGATAAAAATTCATCAAGAAAGAGCAAAATATGTAGCCCCAAGATTTGGAATTTACGATAGTAGCGGCCGGGCTACATATCTTTATCCTAAAAAAATAGAAAAACCTAGTGATGCTTGTTCTTTTAGTTTGTATAATATAGACGGCGCAGAACTATATGCAATGAGACAATACATCGAAACAGGATCGGACGTCTGGGATAGAGATAAAGCAAATAAAGCATATCATGAAGCAAACGAATTATTAGAAAAATTTAAAAATTCCTACAAAAAAATTAAAATGCATCTTAATGAAATAAAACTTAAATTTCCATATGACTTATTTTGGGAATTTGATTGTCAAGAAAAAATGAAACGTTTAGACTTTCTTGTAAACAAAACAATTGAATGTCCTTATCCTCCAGACTACTCGATGACTGTTTCTGAAGTATTGTCAACAAAAAATTTAAAAGGTGCACCAACACCTTATGAAAAATGTGTTATAGAGTTTAAAATGCGGGACGATGCTGAGGCAGAAGTAGAGACGGTCGGTGGAGAATTTGATTTACAAGAGTACAAAACATGAAACTTTTATTAGAGAATTGGCGGAAGTTTTTAGCTGAAATTGAAGAACCTGAAAAGTTTTGGGGCTCCATAGCGGCTGGCATCTTACCAATTGCCCAATCAACAGGCAGAGTTTTAATTAATTTACGAAGTCCATGGGTTATGCAACCCTTGACCTGGGGTGTGATTGGCGGCAAACTTGATGACAACGAAGGAGCAAATATAGAAAATGCAGCAAAAAGAGAATTTGAAGAGGAAACTGGTATAAAATTTACGGGCTCTCTTATACCAATATATAAGTTTCAATCTGCCGAGGGTAATTTTACATATCAAAATTATATTGGGCTTGTAAAGAAGGAATTTACGCCAAAAAAAAATTGGGAATCAGCGGATTTCAAATGGATTTCGTTTGATCAGATAGAGGAGTTAGCGCCAAAGCATTTTGGTTTAGAAGCTTTATTGGCTGATTCTGCAAGTGTAGAAAAAATTGGAGAAGAAATAAAAAAAATTGAAGAAACAATAAAGCTTAAAACTAAGGCTGCGCCCGATCCGCAATTAAAACTTCCTCTTGGGCAGGCAGATTATCCCAAACAAGCAATGGCCACCGCATTGCAGCAAGATCCAGAATATCAAAAGCGTCAAAAGGCTTATTCTGATAGAACAAAAAAGGAAGCTGAAGGAGATCCAATAATCAATAAGTGTGATAATTTTACCAAATTCAAATGTATGGATTTGGACGATTTTGTATATCATGAACAAGCTTGTAAAGGTTCGGATTTTAAGGGCTTTAGAAGCGAACAACAGCGCGCGCAAGAGATACAAGATGAATTATCAGATATACAAATTAAAGAAGCGTGCGAGGCTTATAAATTTTGCTTTAGCGAATTTAAGAGGCTAATGAATGCCGAAGACATAAATGTACAAGATATAGAAAGTGCGCATGATCTATATAATGACATACCTCTTGGAGATGATTGGGAAATAATTGCAGAGCGCCATGAACAAGATTGCTTGGAGTATCGGAATCAACAGTACGATCTTCAACGAAACCCCGACTACCTAGAAATGAAAGAGAAAGAAGAATATTTGCGCATACATAAACAAGGAAAAATTTTAAAAAATCAATTTACTAAATATGCCGATCGTCAGTTTTTAGATTCCTTAGTAACAACTCATACAGCTAACCGCGAACAAGTTATAAAATTATTATCTGTGGCAGCAAAACAAAATAATTTAATACGTGATGAAATCAATGCTACGGCAACATTGCCAGGAAATTGGTCTGAAACAGCTTGGTTCCAAGGTTCGCCTGATAAATGGGGGGTAATTCTTAAAGGAGATATAAATTTATTAGTAAAAGATATGGATGAAATTAGAACAGGATATTATGAAAAATACAAAAAACATCTTCCTAAAGATGCGTTTGAAGGAGGCTTTAGAAAAGGTTTAATTAATTTACCAAAACCAGGATCTGTTATGTATGATGATGTTTTCATTCTTGATGCAGGAGATTGGTCCAAAGTGAGTTCAAAAGAATATGCTCCTACTTCTAAATTTTATGATGACCCATTACGACAAAATGAAGCTTTAGTATCAAACTTTAAAATACTGGCGATTATTGATTTGATGCCCATCAGAAGCCGGGAGTCTTGGTACCAGTCTGAGAAAGGGCGAGAAGCAGAAAGACAACGTATGGCTAATAAACAAAAGGATTTAAAAACATTAGAAAGCTTGTCAGCAAAATTAAATATTCCAATTTTATCTAAAGATCAAGCTGTAAAATTATTGAGAGATAAAAAGTGAAGCTCTTAATGAAAAATTGGCATAATTTTTTATTACTAGAAAATTTAAATAATTTTACTAAGCTGTCTATTTTTGATTTTGATGAAACAATTGCATTTTCAGATACAATTACAAATGTAATAGATAAAAATACTGGTGAAAGCTTTCAGGCTACTACCCAAGAAGAATTAGATAAATTAGGCCTAGAACCTGATAAGTATGAGTTTGATTTTTCTCCTTTAGATGTTGTTACTAACGCTGTTGAAAATATATCTGTAACAAAAATATTAAGAAAAAGAATAGCCAATCCAAATACAAGCACATTAGTTTTAACTGCAAGAAAAAAGATTGCGGAAGATGATATACACCGTGTTTTGAATTCTTTTAACATCACCACAGACGATCTTTATATTGTTGGATTAGATGGTCAGAATAAAGGCGAATATGTTTTAAAACAAATAATACAAAAATACCCAAATATTAAAGAAATTGAATTTTATGATGATTCTTTAAACAATATTATTGCTATGCAAATGACAAAAGAAATTGCAGAGCTAGAAAAATTTCACATTTATCATGTTGAACATGGAAAACCAAAACTAATTAAGTAACGGAGACTTTATCATGTCAAACGGTCAAGGTTGGGAAACATATTCCAAATTAGTAATACAACAACTAGAAACTCTCAATACTGGCATCGAGAGCATGCGTAAAGAATTACAAGACGTTAAAGAACAAATTACAAAAATTAAAGCAAAAGAAGATCGTTTAGAAGAATTAAAAGCTTGGAAAGATAAAATAGACGATGTAGCCTCTCCAACTCAAATGAAATATGCGTTTAGAGAATTAGAAGATTTAAGAACATTTAAAACAAAAGCTGTTACAATTTTTATGGTTGTACAATTTGCCATGGCAGTTGCAGTTGTAGTTTCACGATTTATTTAACAGCCTAATATTACTTATATAACAAAGAGTATTCGTTTTGGGATTATTGAAATCTAATTAATTTAATGACTAAAAAAAAATTAGACACTTCAAAAACTTCATTAATTAAGCAATTGCTTAAACAAATCTCTGGAGAACTCACCGAAGAAGATGAATTAATACCAGAAGTGGCAATTTATGGGTCAGGCGATTTATGGTGTTATGATCCTGTTGCAAAAATACACAAAAAAATCTACAAAGGTGTAAAAGCTTTTATTTTATATGAAAATTATGATAATCTTGGCAGAACTTTAATTTACACTCTTGGAGGAGATATGGTTTGTATAGAGCCAGAAATGTTATTACACACAGGATATGATTGATGTTATTTAAATTTGGAAAATTTTGGAAAACTTTAACTTTAATGATTGGTTCTTGGATATTTTTTGGAATTTGGGGTTTTGAATTTACAACAATTACACTTTTAGCTTTAATTCTTGCATGTAATACTACAAATACAACAAAATTTTTATAAAATGGCAAGAAAAAAGAAAAAAATTATTCAACCGATCAATGAAGTTGAAATTATCAACCGAAGAACTAAAAAATATAGAAAAATTAACTTTACTGAAAGAGAAATAGTTGTATACAACGAACAGTTAAATGAATTTCAGTTATTATCGGATGTAAGCGCTAGTTATGACAAGAATTGCGAACCACAAGATGAATGAAAAAGACACATTTGGTGAATTAACGGCAAAAACTTTTGATATTGGTGATATCGTAGAGTGGTCAACATGGAATCGAGAAATTGATGATTGGAATTCTCATTATGGAATAGTTATTGAGATAAAAAATGAAATTAGATCCGGTAGATTGGTTTCTATATCTACTGTAAAGCCTATTGAAAACAACTTGTCGCAGATAGATTTTTTTACAGCAAGTTTAAGACTAGTTTCTAGATCAAATTCTCAGGAAAGCATTCAATGATGTCATTTATAGACCATATTGCCATACTTGTGGATGATCTAGAGGTTGCGGAGGACTGGTATACTGAAAAATTAGATGGAAAGGTAACTTTTCGTGACTCAAAATATATTAGAATGAGTGTTTCTAACACAAATATTGCTTTAATTGATAAAAAACACTATCCGTATGCGCATTTTGGTATTTTAGTTAAAAAAATCGAAGATTTACCGTTAGAATTAGGAGAAGTTGTTTATCATCGCGATGGAACAACTGGAGTTTATGTAAAAGACCCATTTGGTAACTATTTAGAGTATATTTGGTATTCGGATGATCAAAAAAAGGTATTTTTAGATGATTGACGTTTTAAAGTCTTTAATTAAGCAATTTATGCCGTTTGCGCAGCAACAAATGGGGTTCGAACGCCCTCCAAAGCTGTTTTTACGTCAAGATGAACAAAATGCAGCAAATCCTATGGGAAAAACAGGCTTTTATGACCCTGAAAATGAGTCTGTTACTCTATATATAACTGGCCGACACCCAAAAGATATTATGCGCTCTTTGGCTCATGAGCTTATGCATCACACTCAAAAATGCAACGGAGAGTTTGAAAATACCAAAAATATGGGCGAAGAAGGCTATGCGCAAGCGGATCCACACATGCGAACAATGGAAATTCAAGCATATCAAGCATCTATTGTGTTTAGAGATTGGGAAGACAGTACAAAAGGTACTATTTACTACGAACATTTACAAAAAGGAGATAAAAGTTCAATGTCTACAAAAGATTGGAAAAATGGGGAATTAAAAAGTCTCCTTTCAGAAGCATGGGGTTTCAAAATGGATCTCAGCAAATTAAATAATGAAAAAACACATAAAAAAGTTTTAAACGAAAATAAAGATGAGATTTTTGCACCTAACCATTATTGTGTTCATCATGGTGGGGTTCATTATAATGGTTCTATTCATATGGCCGAGGCTGTAAAACATAATTATAATGAAGAGCTTGGGCGCGTAACACACTATGATATGAAGTTGTCTGACGGAACTATTCTCGAAAACGTTGCTGCTGAAAATATTCAAGTTACAAATGCTAGTTTAGCTGAAAGTCATGGCGGGGATATGCCTGGAAAACGCGATGATAAAAAGAAAAAGAAGAAAGTGAAAGGCAAATATGATGATGGAGATGGAAAAGACGAGAAATGTGATCATGTTCCTTGTAAAGGTCAAGAAGATACAAAAGGTCAAGGAGAAACATTAGAAGAAATGGGTTGCCCATCAGACGATCACGGTGGCGAAGATTCTACAGTTATGACGGTTGTTGATGGCGATAAAGTTGGAGTAACAGATGCTGAAGACGCGGGTGGTATGGCAAATGAGCTTTTAGCTTTAGCTCAAAAAATTGCTGATATGCTTGGTCAAGGATCTTCTGACGAAGAGGGGCCTGATCTTGAAGAACGTAGAGCAAGAGGCAGAGATCGTGAGGGTATGGAGCCTGATTCTCGTAGGCGACCTATGAAAGAGGCCGAGCTTCGCGAAATGGTCAAGAAAATGATTAAAGAAAAAATTAAAAGGAACTAAATCATGGGCGGATCCGGCGGACACATGCGCCATCCACATGATTTGGATGAAGTACAGACCGGCAAAGATATAATAGCCCTTTTTAGGGCTATTCCTGCGTATCTACGCTCAGAAGAATTTAAAAGCGGTCAAACTACTAGTTTAAAATTAGACGGCAGTAATAACGCCATTAAAGTCGTTGAAGACGAAGACGGCGGTTTTCAATTTGCTATTGATCGAGGTGGTAAAGGAACATCTCCCGAAACACAACTTGATGTTATGGGTGTTACCATTGATAGGCTGAAAGATCGTTTTACAAAAGTTAATAAACGAACTGGAGAAACAAAATATAATGAGGGCTTGGCAAACTCTTCTGCTGGATTGATTAATATGATGACTAACGCATATGATCAAAATGAAGAGATCATGTTTGGCCTTCTACAACAACTTGGTTTAATTGATGAAAATGGAGTCCCAGATCCTACAAAATTTATAAATATTGAATATATTGATCGTCTACCAAAAGATATAGATCCTGAAACTGGAATGGGAAGAGCAAACGCAATTTATTATGCTTTTGACTCTATAACTTTTTTAAATATTAGTCAATATTATGAAGTTACTGCTATGGTTTCTAGAAAAGATCCGGTAACTGGAAAAAGTTTAAAGGCGCCCAACGGAAAAGTTTTGAGAGATTTAAAACAAACCAGACCAGGAATAGAAAGACCAAGGATTAAAACACTGAATGATGCCGGCGAAGAAATTGAAAAAATTTCAGGAGACGTAAGCACATCAATTAATTTTGATAAAACCGCTTTAGATGAACTGGCCCAATTGGTTGAACCTTACGCTCCTAAAAGCAAATCTGGTCAACAATTTAAAATTTTAGGTCCAGGAGACTTGGGTTTAAGCGTGGATCACGATGCCGCAGAAGGTGAAGATTTAGATGTAGCTATCGAAAGAGCTGTTAATCAATTACAGCAAAATATCGACAATACCTTAAATAGTGATCTTACATTTGTAATTAGCGATCAGTTAACCGTTACAAAAAAACTTGAAGAGTGGTTATCTATGGCTATTAATTTTCCATATAAGCCTGACATTACCTTAGTTGATGGCAGTAAAAAAGGACCGTTTACAAAAGAACTTCATAATCAATTAGTGGATTTACAAACTCCATTGGCCGAACTAGTTCCGCTTGGTGAAGATTTACAGTGTGAATTTGATGGTACCTTAACAGACTGTGAGAAAGCAATTTATGGAGCAGTTTTTTATGAAGCAGCTAGAAGATTAGGCAATGTTGTTAAACAGTCTTTACAATCAAAAGTAGAAAAATTTGGAAGCGCTGTTGATCATGAGGGAGTTGTTATAAATGCAGGAATGCCGTTTGGAGATAAGGTAACTGGCAATACATTTAAATTAACAGGCGAATTTATTGTTGATGGAAATCAAGGTGTTTATGCTATACGAGAACAAGTTGAAGATGAAAACGAAGATCCAGTAATTGATATAGAATTTGAAGATGAGCCTGTGCGTGAACCTGAATTACCAGAAGAAGAGCCTGTAGAAATTTCTCCTCAAACAATTGCTATTGTACCGGGTGCTTATAAGCCTCCTCACAAAGGACATTTAGATATGGTTATTAAATATCTTACTGGCGAAGGTCTTAATGTTCCAAAGGCTGACGAAGTTTATGTTATAATCTCAAAACCAACTAAAAAAGGACGGTATTTGCCTGATGGAACTGAAGTTGGAGTTGCCGAATCTAAACAATTATGGTATCAACTTATTGGTGGAATGCCGCGGGTTAAAATTATTTCTTCTGAAGAGCATGCATCTCCTATAAATGCTGGCTATGAAATGGTTGGGGAAAATACGCAAATTCCTGCAGGTACAAATATTATATTAGGCGCCAGCAAAAAGGGAGGTGACTGGCGAAGATGGTCAGGAGCAAACAAGTATGTTTCTGATACTTTAAATTTAATCGATCCTGAATTGTCTGCTGTTGAACCAAAAGAACATGATGATGGTTATATTGAAGCTCTTTTAAGAGATGAAAATCAAGATTTATACAAAGGGCTACCCAGCGTTCAAAAAAACAAAAATCCAAATGAATATCATGCATCTGATTTTCGATATATGATCGGCGAAGCGGCTAATAACCCTGTTGCTATGCAATTGCTTGAATCTTTTATAGGTGAAGGCAATGTAAAAACTTTACTTTCAACTTTTAATATACCTACTAGTATTGAAGAAGTGTCGGCTATGGCTGCGGGCGCTGTTGCAATAGGCTCTAATCGCCTACCTAATAAAAAACGTAAAAAGAAAAGAAAACAAAAAGAAAATATTGATATTAGTTTGGTTGATGATGTTATGAGACTAATTATGGAAAGAGGCATCTTACAATGAATCAAGAAGAACAAATCTTAAGAGAAAATATACGGCAATTAATTAAACATGTCAAACAAAAAAAACAAAATGAAGAAAACGAAGTTCGTAACTCACTAAAAACACTATTAAGATTGGAACTTAAACAGCTTTTATCAGAAGCTGAAACACCAGATCAAGATCCGGCGCCAAACAAATCAACGGGTATTAATGTTTTAGAGGATCTTTTAAAGAAAATTATTCCAGTGTTTAAAGATGATTTTAGGCTATTAACAACAAAATCAGAACAAAGAAAATCATTTAGAGCACACATTGTAAAAGCAATAGTTGATACCTTAACACCTGTTGATATTAACAACGAGGCTGAAAGACAAAGGGGTGATGATGAACCTGAAGAATTTGAAGAGGAAGAAATTGAAGTTCTTGGTCTAGACGAAGCAATTGATATTCAAATAATTTCAGATGAACCTAATGATGATAAATTTATTGATATTCGTACTGATAAAGAAAAAGCCGATGAGGAAGGTGAGGAGGAGCCCGAAGATCCTCGTGATGAGTTTGGTAAAGGTCTTGAAGATCTTGATACAACTGGTAGAAATATGGCGTATAATACATTTAAGAAAGTGCAAACAAATATTATAGATGCATATGAGCTGTTAGATGATCCGGATGATCAAGAATTATTTTATGATTATTTAATTGCAAATATTAAATTGTATTTTGATAAATTTGAAGATGAACTAAGTGGCGATGTTGAAGAGCCAACTAATCAGGCTTATGAAGATGCAAAAGCTGAAAAAGAAAATCCAGAAACCGTCGATGCCGGCGAAACAGAAGATTTGTTAGAAATTCAACTAGATTAAATTATGAAAACACTTGTGAAAACATTTTTTTTATAATTGTCACTTGACAAGCTTTCTAAAATCAGTTACCTTTATATATGTGATGGCAAACAAACAAAAGCTTTCAACAACAATCAATAAAAGCATTATAACTAAATTAAAAGATCAAAGCAAGTTAAATGATAGTTTATTAGTGTTGATATCTAATTTAACCTTAGAAGACCTTATAGCTATTAAATTAGAACTTTCTTGTAATCTTATTAATAATAGGTTATATGGTTTTGATATTTGGAGAAATTCTAATAAGATTGTTCAGGAGGCAATTTTGAAATTTGCAATCTCAACAACTAAATCTAAAAAAGATGCAGCAAGATTCTTAGATCTTACCTATGTAGAATTTAAGAAATTGCTCAGAAGATATGATATAGAATCATACTTCAACGATGTTTGAAAAATTTAAACCAACCGTTTAATATGTTATAAGTTAATATCCAGATGCCTCAATAAGGATATAAAATAATTGGGAGGCTAGCGAGTGGGGAGCAAGAGAACCACAGCCGGTTGGCTTTTAACAGGAGACAAAATGTGGAAAGTGTACAAATATAACGGGCGCCTTATTCAAGGTGATTTAATTAGTAAACATTCTTCAGAGTCAGCTGCTATCAAAGCAGCAAAAAAGAAAATTGATTTTAAAAAACAAGTTAAAGAAAAATCAAAAGAAGAAATTGTCATTTGGCTTGACGATGATGATGGAACACCTATGGGAATTATAGTCAAGAAAGTAAGAAAAGGGAGCGAAATGGTTTCGACAGGGTAAGGAAAAAGCTAAGTGCAAGCAGGTAAGATACAGCCTTAATAGTTCAAAATAATAGTTGCAAATAACAACACACATTTCGAAGCAGCACGCTTAGCGGCTTAATCGAGGAGGTTAATTAGAACCTTCTATCCAATCTAATTAAAATAACAGATAAGTTATAAAAATCAAACTATTTATCGCAACAGGGTGGTAAGCGATATCTTATAACCATCTATCTTTGTCAATAGGTGATAGTAAATTGACTAAGCTTGTGAATGACTTGCCTTTTGAGATATCGTGGACGCGGGTTCGACTCCCGCCGCTTCCACCATTTAAATTTAATTAAGGAGAAATAAAATGAGAGAATTTTTAAGCTCACGTAATGTAAGTTTAGGCTGCGCAGCAATTAATGCAGTTTTTGCCGTTAGTGCAGTGATTAACGGAAGTTGGATTTGGTTTGGAGTATCCACAGGTCTTGCTGCATTGTGTTATCACAATTATTTGAAAGGTTAACATGAATAAATTTATACAAAATATACGAAATAAGATACAATATAAACGAGTAGAAAAAACTCACTTCATAGATGACGACTTAGACGGTGAGGTGACAGATGAAATTGAAAAAGCTCTTTGGGAGCTAAAGGAAGGCATGGATCTTCCAACAGAAGAAGTAGAAAAAGCAGTCAAAAGTCGTAAATTAATAAAGGATGAAAATAAAAAATGAAGACAGTAGAAGCCGGCAACAATGTTGTGTTGCACTATATAGTGACTATTGATGATGGTATTGAATACGAAAATACACATCATGCTAGTCCTTTAAATATTTCAATTGGAAAAGGACAAATATTAAAGAATGTTGAGGAAGCCCTTCTTGGAATGACTGTGGGCGAAACTAAAAAAGTTGAGCTAACGCCAGAGCAGGCTTTTGGAGAAAGAAGAGATAACTCTCTTTCAAAGTTTCCAAGAAATATATTTCCAAATAATGGAAACAGCCTTAAATTAAATGAAACAATTGTTGGGCGTAGAAGTCCTGAAGGACCTCCGATTCTAGCGACGGTAAATTCTTTCACTGACGAAGAGATAATTTTAGATATGAATCACCCCTTGGCAGGAAAAAATGTTAGTTATGAACTTGAAATTATTCAAATTGCAGAAGACACGACAACCTTTCAACGTTCTCTTGATGAGTATACAGTTAAGGAGCTTCGCGGATTTGCTAAGGAAAAAGGTATTAAAGGATTTTCTACCATGAAAAAGGCCGAACTTGTTGAATCTCTCAGTAGCTGAATAATTAATATGTGAAAGATGACGAATACCAGTTTCGTATTGGCGATATTGTAAGAGAAAAAGAATTTATTACAATAGGTTGCGATGCTCAAATGACTGGTTTAGTTGTTTCTGTTAACTCTACGTTTCACATGAACGAAAGAGTAGTTCACGATAGATTAGTGATTATGTGGTTTGAAACCGGTGCTCAAGAAGAAATGCCAGATGTTCTTGTGGAGCTGGTTTCTTCCGTAATCAGTACAAAAAAACGTTGACTATTTGAAGGGCTTTTTGCCCTTCATTTTTTTTTATAAAAAACTTAAAATTTTTGGTATGATTAAAAGACGATCTCAATACGTATTAATGGAGGCGTTTATTACGAATCAAAATTAATGGAAATAAAAGTAGCATTTTATAAAGGTAGGGGCGATTTATTTAACAAAATCGTTAGATGGTGGACAAAAAGTCCATATTCTCATACGGAATTAATACTGCCTGACGGGGTTACTTGGATTCGTATTGGTCCTTTTTCTTCATCAAAGTTAAGTGCTATAACTCGCGAAAAGTGGGATGTTGAACAATGGGATTTTGTAACACTTAAAGTTACAGAAGAACAGGTAGCAATAATAAAAGAATTTTTTGAACGCACAAAAGGTTGTCGATATGATTGGTGGGGTATGATACTTTCACATATCGTGCCTTTTAAAATTAAACAAAAAGGTAAATGGTATTGTAGTGAATGGATTGCGCATGCTTTAAGAGTAAGCAGAGTTATCGATTGGAGAAAAGCAAGAATTTTTGAAAGAGCAAAAGTTTCTCCTGCAATTTTATATGATATTATCTCTTTAAATTAATAAAATTTAGTAAAGAAGACGTTTTTAATAAGTCGTCCCCTACGTACTAATAGGGATGGCAAAAAATTATTTAAAACAACTGCTAGTATTTGTAGCAGCCGTTTTATCAGGCTGCACAACTAATATGGATTATCACCTTGTTGGTGAGGGTTCTGGAATACACGTTGTTTATGAAGAAGTTGAAGTTCCTATTTATATTTATGAAGAGGTGCCAACAGACCCAGGACTTATATGGGTAGACTCTTTTATACAGCCTCAATCAGTTGATGGAGTTGATATTATTTGGGTTATAGATACGTCAGGCTCTATGAATTTATATGATGAAGAGTTATTATCTGGTATAGAAGCAATGTTATTGGCATTGCCAGAAAGCGGATGGCGGCTAGCCATGATGTCGAATGATCCAGGTGAGGCTTCAATTGAAGCGCAGTTTCCATTAGTTCCAGGCGATGATATTGTAGACGCTGAAAACATGTATAATAATATGGGCCGCGGCCATCGAGAAGAAGGATTCGACGCAGCGTATGAATATTTAGTTAACAATTCTTATGCTCAGACTTGGCTTCGTTATGATGCTGCTTTGCTAGTTGTGTTTGTTTCAGATGAAGAAGAGCAAAGTGACGATCATTTTCCTACGGTCGATGGATTTATATCATGGTATCAAACTGAAAGAAACGGATCGGCTTACATATCAAGTATTGTAAATGTAGATCAAGAAGATTCAGTATGTGAAAGAACACCAAGCCCTATTAATATAGGTGACAGATATATGGAGGCTACCAATCATTTTATGGGCCAAATTGTGGACATTTGTTCTGAGGATTGGAGTGCGGGAGTTGTAGATGCAGCTACACGTTTAGAGCCTTATGAATATATTCAGCTAACTTACGAGCCAGTTGAAGAATCAATTAGAGTGTTTATAAATGGAGGTTTAAATTATGATTGGTATTATTCTGCCACTGATAATACTATTTACTTTACAGTTATTCCGGGTGGGAATAATTTAGTGGAAGTGGGGTATCGTTATTTTCCAGATGAAGGGGGTGACACCGGAGATACTGCTGCGTAAGGGGGACACATGTTAGAATTTTTATTATTAATATTAGGTATTAACTGCTTTACTTTTGCATATTTTGGATATAAATTTATGCAATTTAGAAAAAACGAAAAATATAGAACACAAGAACTAAATCATAGGGTACAATGTTTATTGGATCAGATGAAACAAGAGTATCAATCTGAAAGAGAGGCGGAATTAAATGAAAAGCCTCCGGTTAATATTTTTAGAGAGCACGTAATTGACGAGATATCCAAACAACGACTCATCTACGACGAGGAATCAGGACGGTACATCAGACTACGACAGATCAAGTAGAAGACCTATAGAACCACCAGATCCTTTAGCGTCTCTAGACTTATCATTTATAGGTAAAGGTATATTTTATATTTGTTTAACAATTGTTATGATTGTATTTATAAATTCTTGTCAAGTAGACGAAGAAGTTATTAAGCAATGTGAGACCTCTTGTAGTTCTAACGGCAACCGTATGGATTCAGTATCCGTATTTGGATGTGATTGCGAACAAAAACAAGATTCCTTTTCATCACCATGGGTAATACCCAGCCCCACAGGAGATTAAATGCTACAAGCACAACACCTTATATTATTTGATGTGGATGGTACTTTAACAGAAGCGCGCCGTCCAATTGAAAAAACAATGCTCAAGGCTTTGCGTGAATTATCACGATATGCAGAAATTGGTTTTCTTACCGGCTCTGGCTTAGAATATATTAAAGAACAGCTTTGGCCAGCCTTAGCAGATCCAATTATACGACAAAATTGTCATTTATTACCTTGTAATGGCACAGAGTATGTGATACCATATGGAGATCAAGAAATAATTTTTAACCCCATGTCAAAAGAATATATGATCGATTCAATTGGAAAAGAAGATTTTCAAAAACTAATGAGTATACTTTGTAAATTTCAAGCTGAAGTAGTAGAAAAAAACAACGATTTACCGTTAACTGGAAATTTTGTTCAAAACCGAGGCTCTATGATTAATTGGTGTCCAATTGGTAGAAACGCACAACAAGAAGAACGAGATATTTTTAAAGCACTCGATAATCTGTATGGTATTCGAAAAGATTATCTTAATAAACTTGAAAATTATACCACTGCCGCTAAAATTAATGTAACAGCTAAGTTAGGGGGAAACACATCATTTGATATTTTTCCAGTTGGTTGGGATAAAACATTTGCGTTAAATCATTTTGATGGCTCTAATTGGGTATTTTGGTTTGTAGGTGATCGCTGCAGCCCTACAGGAAATGATTATGAGATTTTTTCCGCGTTAAAAGATTCCGGTCGAGCTTTTGAGGTAGGTTCACCAGAAGAAACTGTAGAAATTATAGATTTTCATATTTTACGAGAATTAGGAGCATAAAAAATGGAAAAAACACCAAAAAAGTGGCAAAAAGTTAGAATTTTTAATAATTATAATGATGCAAATGAGCTAAGAGGCTTACTATTAGACAACGATGATACAGGCCTTTTAGAAATCAAAGTCCGTCGCTGTGGCCCAGGTGGTTCACAATTTAAAGTAAAGAAATACTTCCCGGAACAAAAGAAAGGAAAATAAATGACCGTTCACGAAAATATGTTTGACGAAAAAAATAAAAGACCTAACGATGAAAAACCACAAACACCAACAGTGATGGTGTCGGGGGGATTTGATCCTGTTCATGCAGGCCACATTAGAATGATTAGAGACGCAGCTAATTTTGGCGATGTTATTGTTATAGCAAATTCTGATGATTGGCTTTATCGTAAAAAAGGATTTGTTTTTATGACATTTGAACAAAGAGCAGAAATACTTAATGCGATTAAGGGTGTAATTTTAGTAGATTCTGTAGATGATACTGATGGAACTGTATGTGAGGCAATTCGTCGTCTTAAGCCTGATTTTTTTGCAAATGGCGGCGATCGAGGAAAAGCAAATACTCCGGAACAAGCTGTTTGTGAAAAACTAAATGTTAAATTGTTATGGGGAGTTGGTGGTAATAAAAAATTAGCCAGCTCGTCAGATTTGGTTGAAAATGTTCGTCATCTTGAACAATCTTTGGTACCTCCAATTAGAACAAAAAGTAAACATTCAGAAAGATAATACTTGACAACTACTTTTAAAGTAGTTATAGTATGGACGTACCAATGAAAGCGTTGAAACTTGATGCCACTTATCGCCCTGTTGAAGTAATTGATGCATTAGATGCTTTAGTGCTTTGTTTAGTTGGAAAAGCAAAAGCTGTGGAAAACTATACAAAAGAAATTTATTCTCCATCAAGATCGTTTAAAATACCTGCAGTTATTGTATTAAAGAATATTGTTAAATATCACTTTCGAGGCATTGTTTGTAATAGGCAAAATGTTATTTGGAGAGACAATAATAAATGTCAATACTGTTCTAATATTTTTCCAACTGAAAAATTAACAGTTGATCACGTTATACCAAAAAGCAGAGGGGGAGAAAAAAGCTGGACTAATTTAGTTGCAGCTTGTAAAAAATGTAATCAAAAAAAAGGTTGCAGAACTTCTCGCGAATGTGGTATGATACCTATACGTCATCCAACAAAACCAAAAACAAGTATTTTAAAAACTACCAATACAATAAGTGAATTGTGGAAAAATTATTTATGGGAACAAAAATGAAAATTAATAAAAACACTATTTGTTATACATCTGAGATTGGACATAACAATTTTTGGTACCCTTCAGAAAATAAAGTTTTAGTAAAAGAAAATTGTGATGTCGAACAAGTATCATGGATAAGCGGCGGTACCAAATTTGCAATTAAAATTCTAAAATCTTTTTTAATTCCTATCGACATTACTGAAAATACCACCGCTAATTTATCACCCCCTAGTAAAAATAATTATACAATTGTTTGGGTTGATAAATGTTCACAAAAATAAAAAAAATTTGTAATTTTAATAAAAAGGAGAAACAAGTGAGTACAACAAGCACAGAGAGCAGAACAGTAAAAAGCCTTAGAAACGAGGTTAAACAACAAAAAGAGTTATTAGCAAGTGTATTGGATAGAGTTAGTGGGCTATCTGATGACATTAGCATGCTAAAGTCAGAGTTAGATAAGTTCAAAATGGACGTTGCTAGCGATGTAAAATATCTCACTAATAGAGTTGACAGATAAGGAGGATTAATGTCGTTTACTCAAAAGCTGAAGAGCTTGCGCATGGTACCTAATGCCATGGCAACACTTACATATAGTGAAGGAACAGATGTGTTTCTTATGAACGAAGACGAAGTAGATACAGCTTTGTCAAATACAAATGTAGTAGAACAGTTTGCAGAACTTATTACTACACCGGGCCTTACGGTGACAACTCCGTTTGGTACTAATATTATTCAAGAGCTTCGCAACGGTGGGTTTCTTGATGAATATGAGCGCGGAAGTTTTAGTTTTTCTGAGTTTATTGGAGAAACAATTCGTGAAAACTTTTATGATTTCGATTTTATCGATTCATCAATTGAAAAGTATGATTACAAGCGCGGATTTTGCACTCTTACTGCAGAAGTAAAAATTCCAGTGGAAGATCTTATTATGGAGTCGCCATTTGTTGGCTCCTGGACGGTATCTGTTCCTACCGAAAATGGAACAATTACGCTTAATTAAGTATAGGAGAAATTATGAGAGCGATTATTGCGTTGGCTGTATTGGTTGGTTGTGCCGAAACAGAAACTACAGAAGAAGCAGAAGTTGAAACAACCGAGACCGAGACAACTGACATTACCGAGTCTGAGACAACTGCGGCAGAGACTACAATCCCTGCTGCTCCCGCCAAGACCACTACTGCTAGTGGCGAATCCGCTGTATCGTCGGACTAATAACGATAGGTGGCTGCCGATCCTCACGTAGGCAGGGGTTTTCCGGTTTTCCATGGACGCTAAAAAACCGGTTTTTTCGCCACTTTAGCTCAGTTGGTAGAGCAGCTGATTTGTAATCAGCAGGTCGTAGGTTCGACTCCTATAAGTGGCTCCATATGAGGGCATTATGAATCCAAAGTTTGTTATTTTTACTGGACCGATGTTTGGATCGAAAACAACACGCTTATTTGCAGTGTTAGATCGATATAAATATCAAAAGCGCAAAATTATTGCTTTTAAACCCAGTATCGATGCTCGCTATTCTAAAACAAAAATATCTACTCATTCGGGAGCATCAATGCCCGCAATGACTGTTACAAATGGTCAAGAAATATTAGATTTTGTTAACGAATTTAATGAATATGATGTAGTTGCAGTAGATGAAGCTTTTATGATTCCAGGAATAGCCGCAGCGCTAATTCACTTGTTTAAAAAAGGTAAAACGATTATAGTATCGTCTTTAGATTTATCTGCAACTGGAAAGCCATTTGAGGAGATGCAGAGCATGTTTCCGTGGGCTACATGTATTGAAAAATGTCCTGCTGTATGTACAGTGTGTGGGCAAAACGCATATTATACACATAAAAAAATAAAAGATATTGCCGAAATTACGGTTGGAGGCTCTGAACTTTATGAGCCTCGCTGTTGGCAACACCATAATTATTTTAATGAAATATAAAGTGGGCGATATTGTATTGGTAAAATCAAGTGCTGGTCCAGCAATACCACATTTTAAAGTTCAACTTCTTAAATACATAAAACGTCAAACTTCTTTTGATCCGCCCTATATAATATGGAAAGCGCGCTTGACAAAACGTAAAGAAGTAGATATGCTTAGAAAACAATGGCAAATACCATTTAAGTTTCCCGATGAGGTGGAAACATTTGTATATGAAACAAATGTAATCAAACTAATTAAATCAAATGGCTAAAAAAAATTATGTACTGGATACCAGTGTTTATTTAACAGATGCTAATTCAATATTTGAGTTTGGTAACAATGATATTTTTATTCCTCTTAAAGTACTTGAAGAGATTGATAAACATAAAAAACGACAAGATTCTGCTGGTGCGAATGCAAGAAGAATAATTAGAACTCTTGATGAATTAAGAACCGCCGGAAATTTAGAAAAAGGCGTTCGTCTTGGAAAGGGCAAGGGTCTTGTTAAAGTAATGTCATATTCTTGCTTAAAAAATTCTGTGTTTCCGCCTGATTTAGATATTCGCATTCCAGATCACGCAATTCTTGCAACAGCAAAAGCTGTGCAGCAAAAACAAGAAAATAGAAAAATGATTGTTGTTTCGCGCGACATTAATATGAGAGTTATATGTGACTCTATTGGAATGATAGCGGAAGACTATATTACTGAAAAAGCAGCTGAATCTTCAGATCAACTTTATAATGGGTTTGTTGAGCATCTTGTTGATGATCAAGTTATTGATAGATTTTATGACGGAGAAGAAATTCTTATTGAACAGGACGAAGTAGAGGCTTTATGGCACCCAAATCAATTTGTTATGATGGTTTCTAACGCTAATGAGAAAAAAACAGCCTTAGCTCGGTTTCAAAGCCACCATATGCCATTAAAAAATATTATTCATGATAAACTACCAGATTGGAATATTTCTGCCAGAAACAAAGAGCAAGCGTTTGCAATGGATCTCTTAATGAATCCAGATATTAAAATTGTATCTTTAATCGGACGTGCTGGTTCAGGAAAAACTTTGTGTGCTATAGCTTCAGGTCTCCAACAGACTCTTGGGCATGCTGATAATCATTATGATAGATTAATAGTTTCAAGACCAGTTCAACCGTTAGGAAAAGACATTGGGTTTCTTCCAGGAACAATGCACGAAAAAATGTTACCTTGGTTGATGCCCATACAAGATAATTTGCAATATCTTATTGGGGATAAAAACGCTTTACAAATGTATGTTGAAAAAGGCAAAATAGAAATTGAAGCATTAACATATATTCGAGGCCGTTCTATTGCTAATGCATACGTTATTATTGACGAGGCTCAAAATTTAACAAAGCATGAAATTAAAACTATTATTACTCGTATTGGTGACGGCACCAAGATTATCTTAACAGGCGATATAGAACAGATTGACAATATTTATGTTAACGAAACATCTAATGGTTTAGCACATGCAATTGAAAATTTTAAACAGTACCCAATTGCTGGTCATGTAACATTTAAAAAAGGCGAGAGAAGTGAACTTGCTACTCTCGCTTCAAAAGTATTATAATTATGATATACTAATTAAGGAGTTTATTATGTCAGAAGAAAAAATTATTACTGAAAGGGAGCTGCATACAAATCCAATGTTGGCGATGCCTATACATCCGGATTCGGAATTGAAAGAGTACCTTATAGAGTATGTGGGAACCAGACTAGAAAATGAAGAAGTTACTGTAAACATGATTGCGGAAATATTAGCCACAGATTTTCCCGAATTTACATTTGCATTTGCAGAGGAAAACTTTCTTCGTGGATACAAAATGGGATTAGAGGATGCTAAGGGATTACTTACACCAGAAACAGAAACAGATTCTAGAACAACAGACTGATTTTTATACATCTACTGGGCTACATGTATTTTTTAAAGATCCAATTAAGAATGTAGATGTTGAAAAAGTCATAAATAAAGTAGAGTCTATAGTTCCAATACACCTACTATCGGAAGTAGAGATGGTAATTGTTGGTTGGTTCGATGAGTTTGAAGAACGTTCACTAAATGCATTTTATGATAGTGGCACGCTATATATTTCTAATATTCAAGATGATTTTGAAGATATGTATGACGACCTAATACATGAAATATCACACTCGTTAGAAGAACCACACGGTTATTTTTTATATGGTGATAAAAAAATAGAAAAAGAATTTTTAAGAAAGAGAAAATACCTCCATGATATTTTATGGAAAATGGGCTATAAAATTCCAGCCTCTATGTTTATGGATCCGGAATATAACAAAGAATTTGATATGTTCTTGTATGAAAAAGTAGGATATGACAAGCTATCCACCGCGTTAGCTGGAATTTTTATTACACCCTACGCTGCTACATCATTAAGAGAATATTTTGCAACAGGCTTTACTGAGTTTTATACTCATATAGACGATCATGCATTTTTCAAAAAAGTAAGTCCAGAGTTATATAAAAAATTAATTTTACTACAAAATCCAGAAGAACTTGACAACTGATAAAAAAGTGGTTATAATATAATATAAATCTGGAGGGATTTTGCCACATATATCATATTCGGAACTTAAAGATTGGGTAACTTGTGCGTTTTATCATAAGCTTACACGCATCGATAAGCTCAAAGGATTTAAAGGAAATGAGTTCACCGCATTTGGAACAGCTATTCATGCTGTGTGCGAAAAAAAGCTATTAAAGGAAGAAATTGACGATGAAAGATTTTTTGTTCGTAGCTTTAATGATTGTATTTCTGACCTGGGAGATGACGTGCCTGTGGATAGCGGATTGGTTGATCAAATGGTGGGACAAGGGAAAGCTTTACTTCCAGAAATCGAAGAAGCAGTCTCGGACTACTTTGGAGAATACAACGTCGAAGCAGTAGAGCTTCCGCTTTATGAACCTATTAATGGAGAGGGTGACTATAAGTTCAAGGGTTTTATAGACGCAATCGTGTCAACACCAGATGGAAAGGTCCATATTTTTGACTGGAAAACTTGCTCTTGGGGCTGGGATTCTAGACGCCGTAGTGAGAAGATGACAACTTATCAGCTTACGCTTTATAAACACTTCTTTGCACAAAAGATGGAGATTGATCCTAAAAATGTAGAAACCCATTTTGCACTTCTTAAGAGAACAGCAAAGAAAAACAGAGTAGAACTATTTAGGGTTACGAGCGGCGAAAGAAAAACTGAAAACGCCCTTAAATTATTGCACAAAGCATTATACAATATTAAAAATAAACGATACATTAAAAATAGGCTCTCATGTGGGCGATGTACGTTTAGACACACAAAAGAATGTCCATGAGGAATAAATGACAAAAAAGAAAATTTTGGTCTTATCTGACCATCCACTATCACCTTCGGGTGTTGGCACTCAAACAAAATATTTTATTGAGGCACTACTAGATACCGGCCGGTATTCATTTTTATGTTTAGGTGGTGCTATGAAACACCATGATTATACACCGCAAAAAGTTGATCCATATGGTGATGATTGGAGAATTTTTCCAGTTGATGGGTATGGTAGTGATGAGATTATTAGATCTGTATTACAAAAAGAAAAGCCTGATGCCCTTTGGTATATGACAGATCCCCGTTTTTACGGTTGGCTTTGGGAAATTGAAAATGAAATTAGATCTAATATTCCTATGATTTATTATCACGTTTGGGATAATAACCCTGTACCGTATTTTAATTCTATGTTTTATAACTCTACAGATAAAGTTGTAAGTATTTCTAAAGTAACTCAAGAAATTTTAGAACGAGCAGCTCCCGATGTTGAGTCTGAATATTTACCACACGCGGTGGAGCCAAAAATATTTAAAAAGTTTAAAAATAAGGAAGATCTTGAAAAAGTAGATATGGTTAAGCAAAGATTATTAAATGGGGCAACTGTAGAAACTTATAATAAAGATAAGAAAATATTTTTTTGGAACAATAGAAATGCACGGCGAAAGCAAAGCGGAACTTTAATTTGGTGGTTTAAGGAGTTTTTAGATAAAGTTGGTCATGATAAAGCTTGCTTATTAATGCACACAGACGCTAGAGATCCACACGGGCAAGATTTGCCACATTTAATTGAACATCTTGGAGCCGACAAAGGTCAAGTATTTTTGTCAACTACAAAAATTCCACCAGAAGAGTTAGCTGTATTATACAACGCTGCTGATTTTACAATTAATATTTCTGATGCAGAGGGTTTTGGATTAGCTACTCTTGAATCACTGTCTTGCGGCACTCCAATTATTGTTAACATGACTGGCGGTTTACAAGAGCAAGTTACAGATGGCGAAAATTGGTTTGGCTGGGGAATCGAGCCTTGTTCGAAGACAGTTATTGGCTCCCTACAAGTTCCATATATTTATGAGGACAGGATTAGCCAAGATGATTTTAATAATGTTCTTGAAAAAGCTTTAAATATTTCTGATAAAGCTTATAAAAAAATGTCTATCCAAGGGCGCGCCCATGTCAATAATAATTATAATTTTGAAACTTACAAAAATAAGTGGATTGAAATTATGGATGACCTACTTGATAGGCACGGTTCTTGGGAAAATAGAAAACTTTACAATAGATGGCACTTTATGGAGGTAGCGTGAAAAAGAAAATTTTATTAAAAGGACCCCTTCTAACAAGATCCGGGTATGGAGAGCAGACAAGATTTGCATTAAGATCTCTTCGCTCTCGTGAAGATATTTTTGATATTTACATCCAACCTTTACGATGGGGAACGACTTCATGGGTTGTTGAAAATAGCCAAGAAAGAGAATGGATTGATCAAGCGATCGAAAGAACGATTGGATACATTAAGCAAGGTGGCAGATTTGATGTCTCCTTACAGGTTACTATTCCATCTGAATGGGAAAAACTAGCTCCAATAAATATTGGGTACACAGCCGGCATTGAAACTACAAGAGTTGCGCACAAGTGGATTGAAAAGGGTAATATGATGGATAAAATTATTACAATTTCAAATCACTCTAAGCAATCTTTTCAAAATAGTGTATACGAAGCAGTTAATCAACAAACAAACGAAAGGCATGAGCTAAGACTTAATACTGACATTGATATTGTTGGGTACCCGGTAAAGACATTTGAAAAATTACCCCACTTAGATATCGATTTAGAATACGATTATAACTTCTTAACTGTGGCTCAGTTTGGTCTTCGCAAAAATTTACCTAACACTATTAGATGGTTTGTTGAAGAATTTCGCAATGAAGAAGTTGGTCTTTTAATTAAAACAAATATGTCTAAAAATTGCTTGATGGATAGAAAGCAAGTTGAGACAAATTTAAAAGGCTTGCTAAGTCAATTTAAAGATAGAAAATGTAAAGTATATTTTATACACGGTGACATGACTGATGAAGAAATACACTCTTTATATGTTCATCCAAAGGTGAAAAGTTTTCTTGCTTTGCCACATGGTGAAGGATTTGGTTTGCCGATTTTCGAAGCAGCGTATAGTGGGCTTCCTGTAGTTGCCACAGGATGGTCGGGTCAGTTGGATTACTTGGTAGATGAATCTGGACAAGATCAGTTTTATAATGTAGCTTTTGATGTACAACACGTTCAAGAAGAGGCTGTTTGGGAAGATGTAGTAACTAAAGAATCAATGTGGGCGTTTGCTCGCGAACAGTCGGCAAAACTACAAATGAGACTATGTTATGAACAAAATGAAAGTGATAGTTTTTGTAAATATGCAGAAAAGCTAAAAGATAAATTTAAAAAAGAAAATCTTTATGAACAGTTTGTTGCGGCCATGGGATTTAAAAGCACTAAACTAGATGCTGATCTTATTTTTGTAAGTGATTTATTTTCAAATCAACATCTTGGCGGTGCAGAATTAAGTTTGCAAACGCTGCTGGATTGCTGCCCTGATAATAAGTCGTTTGAAAGAATTAATAGCTCTAATATAACAAAAGAGCTTGTAGACAATAATAAGTCTTCTACGTGGGTTTTTGGAAATATTGCTCAGCTAAGTGATGAATTAATTCAATACATTGTTAGCAGTGGTATAAAATATTATTTTATTGAGTACGATTATAAATATTGTGAATATAGAAATCCTGTATTATATCAGTTTTTAGAAGAAGAAACTTGCGATTATAATAATACAGAAAAAGGTAAGCTTATTGAATCTTTTGTAAACAATTCAACAAAGACATTTTTTATGTCTGAAAATCAAATGAAAACTTATTTAAAAGATTTGAATAATGTTGATTCTGATAAGGTTTGTGTCTTGTCTTCTACATTTGAAGATGATTTTTTCAATAAAATTGAAAAGTTAAATAAAATTAATGAAAACACAGAAAGAACCAAATGGATTGTATTGGGGTCTAGATCGTGGGTTAAAGGAGCCAAAGAGTCAGAAAAATGGTGTGAAGATAATAATTTAGATTACGAGGTTGTTAATAATATTTCTCACGAGGAAATGTTAAATAAACTCTCTACAGCAAAAGGAATTTGCTTTAAGCCAACCGGATTGGATACATGTCCTAGGTTTGTAATAGAAGCAAAATTGTTAGGTTGTGAATTAGAATTAAACGAAAATGTGCAACATTTAAATGAGTCATGGTTTAGCACGGATAATATTGAGGAAACTATTTCTTACCTTAAAGAGCGTAAGCAGTTTTTCTGGAATCATGTTGAATGATAATCATTTTACTGTTTTAGTTCCTGCTTATAATGTAGAAAAATGGGCGGAAAGAAATATTTCTAGCGTTATTGAGCAAGATTATACAAACTATGATATCGCCTTTATTGATGACTGTTCTACAGATAAAACATTTGAAATTGTTGAAAATAAATTAACAAATTTACCAAGTAAACATTTCAATCTTTGTCTTGAAAAAAATTCTTTCAACAAAGGAAAGATGCAGAATGCTTATGACAGCATTCATAAAGCAAAAGACAATACTATTATTGTTATTTTGGACGGCGATGATTGGTTTCCTAATAAAAATGTTTTAAAATACCTTAATGAAGTTTATAATTCAAGTGATGTGTGGATGACTAATGGTTCGTATATTATTGAGCCCACAAAACAAGTTATAAGTCCTAAAATAAATGAAACTTATTGGAACGGAATTATAAGACATAAATCATGGGAATTTTCTCATTTAGGTACTTTTAAAAAAGAATTGTTTTGTAAAGTTAAAAGAAAAGATTTTATGAACAAAAGAGGCGAATACTGGGCAACAACTAGCGATCAGGCTATAATGTGGCCCATGGCTGAAATGGCCGGCCCAGAGCATTTTAAAGCAATTGATGAGGTTCTATATGTGTATAACAGATTAAATCCTCTATCAGACGACAGGGCACACAGGCAAGACCAGCTACTAACTGAGCAAATAATACGCAATAAAAAACCATATTTAAGATTGGAAACTTTATGAATATTTTTTTAGAAAATGTAAATTTAAACTCTAATTCTGGACCAAACTATTTTGCTCAAAAGTTAGTTAAATATTTAAATTTCAGAAATATCACTTTTGATGCAAATCAAAATCATCAATTAAAATTAACATTTATTGAATCATATAATCAAAAACCATGGCTACCAATGATACAAAGATTAGACGGAATTTATTTTAATGCTAATTTTGATTGCAATAGAATGAACGCTAATATTAAAAAAACTTACGAACAAGCAACTGGTGTAATATTTCAAACAAATTTTAATAAGGAATTAATATTTAATTGGTTTGGAGCCCATGACAACTATAGAATTATCAATAATGGATCAGATTTATTATTTATCAATGATTTAAACATCTCTCAGCAAATTAAACATAGGTTTGAAACTTACGATAACATATGGAGTTGCGCTGCACACTGGCATATTTTTAAAAGACTTGAAGATAATATAAAATATTTCTTAAACTTTGCTGGAGAAAATGATTGCTTAATAGTGGCCGGAAAATCTGCAGACTATCGTATTGAACATCCACGTATTTTTTACGTTGGAGATTTAACAACAAATGAGTTACTATCATTATTTAAAATATCTAAGTATTTTATACATTTAGCATATTTAGATCATTGCCCAAATGTTGTAATTGATGCAAGAGCCTGCGGGTGTAAAATAATCTGCTCGTCTTCCGGGGGAACAAAGGAAATCGCCGGTGAAGATGCTATTGTTATAGAAGAGCCACAATGGGATTATAGTTTTTTAAATATTAAAAAACCCCCACAATTAGATTATAATAATAAATGTAACATTGCATTAAATTCAGATTTATCGATGGTAAAAGCAGCAAAAAAATATTATAATTTTTTCAAGGATGTGGCAATTGGATAAGATAAATTCTTCTTTTTTAGCAGATCCGGAACGATATGGTCGTTTAGGTCAAGATGCGTTTGCTTTTTTTGTTAATGATAAAAAAACTAATGGAACTTTTATAGATATTGGCTGTCGAGAACCTGCAAGAGGAAACAATACCTGGATTTTAGAAGAAAGATATGGCTGGATTGGCGTATCAATTGACATTGAAAATTATGCAGATATCTGGAAACAGATTAGAAAAAATCCGTTTGTTCAAATGGATGCGATTGAGGGTGACTTAGAAGAATTGTTCTCAACCCTTAATGTTCCAGATGTAGTAGATTACTTGACACACGATGTTGATGGCGCCGAGCCAGATCGTTTTGATAATATTCCATTTGACAAATATATTTTTAAATGCATTACAGTTGAGCATGATGGCGATTCTGTAACGCGCGCGTTTCAAAGAAATACTCTTTTATCTTATGGTTATGAGCTTGCATGTAGTAATGTAAAAAATGGTCCTGGCCGAAATCACTATCGTGGCGGTAAAGTAATGGAAGACTGGTGGATTCATCCTGAATATATAGAAGAGTCTACACGACTTAAATTTGCGTCAAACGAACTAATGTTTCTTGATATATTTGATCAAGCTGGTTATAATTTACATGAATTTTATAATTTAGAGGAGGAAGAAAAATGAAAGTTTACTATTATGATTTTGGATTGTGGAAAGGAACAGAGATTCATTGGATGGTAAATCACGTGTTTCCGGCACTAAACATAACTGACTATAAAATTTATGGATTTGATGCCTGCAAGCAATATGCAGATCGCTTATCTAATGTTTATAGTGATAACGATAGGGTAACCATTATTAATAAAGCAGTTGTTGATGAACCAAGAATGGTCAAGCTTTATCACGCCGCTAACCATGTTGGACACTCTGTATTTTCAACAAAAAGAAACGTATCAGAAAATTATGAAGAAGTCGAAGGAATAGTTTTTTCCGATTGGTTAAAAAAGAATGTCAAGGGGTATCAAATGGCTTTTAATATATTAAAGGTTAATATTGAAGGCGCTGAGTGGTATCTATTTAATGATCTTGTAAAATCTGGCGTTCACGAAAATATTGACGTTTATTGTGGCCAAGGCCATGACGTAGAAAAAGTTGGAGAATTAGAAGATAAAGTCGAAGCATATTATCAACTTTTAAAAGACAATGATATAAGCTTACACAGATTTACTGAGTATCTGCCACATAAAAATGACGATATTGTATCTGTAATAAAAGAAAAAATGAAACTGTATTAAGGAGTTATAAGTGAAAAATTTATCTGTAATTGGAATTGGTCGCTTAGGATTATGTTTTAGTCTTACACTTGAAAAGGCAGGCTATAATGTTGTTGGGTGTGATATTAACAGCGATTACGTTAATAATATAAATGATAAATCGTTTTTTTCACATGAGCCCGGCGTAAACAAAAGACTATCTGAATCAAAAAATTTTAATGCAACAACATCTATTAAAGACGCTGTTAAGCATTCAAATTTGCTTTTTGTTACTGTAGCATCTTATTCTGAACCAAATGGCAGTTATGATGTATCTCAAGTAGATTCCGTTGTAGATAATTTAAAAAGCCTAGGCGTACAGGATACTAAAAAACACTTAGTAATCTGCACAAATGTAAATCCGGGGTATTCTGATACTGTTTATGAGCGTTTAAAAGATTATAACTGGGAAGTGTCTTTTAACCCAGAGACAATAGCTCAAGGTACTATATTAAAAAATCAACAAGAGCCAGATTGTGTGTATGTTGGTAGCGATAGTAAAGAATTAGCGGAAGAAATTGTTGAGACTTATAACAACATGTGCTTGAATGAGCCTTCAATTCATATTATGGACAGACTGAGCGCAGAGTTAACAAAAGTATCATTAAATTGTTATTTAACTTGTAAGATTTCTTTCGCCAATATGGTTGGAGATTTAGCAATTAAAATGGGCGCCGAGCCAGAAAAGATATTAAAAGCAGTTGGCTCTGATAGTAGAATTAATAATAAATTTTTTAGATATGGTTTTGGCTGGGGTGGCCCATGTTTTCCAAGAGATACAAGAGCTTTTATACGTTTAGCTAAAGATAATAACATGCCGGCAGATATGTGCGAAGCTTCAAATGCTATTAATGAGAAACATTTAGAATTTCAAGTAGATCAGTATACTGCTGATAATTCTCATGAAAATTCTAAAATAATTTTAGATCACGTAACATATAAAAAAGGAACAGTCATTCTTGAAGAATCTCAACAATTAAAATATGCAGTTCACTTAGCTGAAAAAGGTTACGATGTCATCATTCAAGAATCATTTGAAGTAGTAAGAGTTTTACAGCATAAATACGGAAGCTTGTTTACGTATGTTGTTAGGTAATACGATGAAAAAAGGTACCGTAAAAATAAACTTTACAATTGGGTTTGGCAATAATCTGTTTCAATATTGCACAGGCAAATTAAT